AGCGCCTTCGCTAACCTTGTCCAGGTAATCGAAGAACTCCGTTGGATACCCTGTCGAACTACGAGCGTAAGGCATCTACCCTCCATACGATTTAACACAGCCAATGCGATTGCTGATCCTCAATTCAAATCGAGCAACCCGAATGCAGTCGATTTGGAAATTGATCTTGATCCAAGCCCACTGCTCCCCACCAACGTAAGGAACTTGTTCCCAGCGGTTCATTCAACACCTGCCTTCGGAAGTTGCATTTCCCAATTCTTCGTCAACGCTCGTTCCAGCACCTCAAGGGCACCTTGCGGGCGGCCAACTGCACAAAACAATTGGACCTTTTCTTGCGTCGCTTCGGATGCAAGGCCTGCCAGCTTGGCAGCTTCCAAAACGCCGCGCACGAAGCTGGCGGTCATCGCGTCAGACTTAGCCCGCGACCGCGAAGTGTTTGCGTGAAACGCACAAACTTGTTCGCCTAAAGCCTGTTCAAGAACCCTGGCAATTTCGGTCATTGATGCTCTCCTGTCAAAGCGCCTGGCCAATTGGCGGCGCATTGTCATTATTGCACAAAACGGTAAGGAATTCAAGAAATATAACCAACTGCATCCCCATATTAACCCCATGTTGTACCCACATTACACCGAATGCTCGATTTTTGAGGGGTGCCCCTCCCTATTATTCTCATCCCACGCTATTCTACCTTCCATTCCTTCTCTTAAAAAAAAAATAAATAGAAACTGATAGGTAAGGAATATGTGGGATAGTTATAATCCCGTAACTGTCCCACGTTATGAGTCGAGTAACTATCCCACAGAATGGGAGGATGGCCCCCTCGAAAAAATGAGCATTCGGTAGAATTAGGGTATAACATGAGGATAATATAGGATTCTAATTGGTAAAACGTCCCACATTCCCTACCTCCCAGCCCACTTCCCAAAACCCAGTCAGTCCAGTCCAGCCCCCTGATCCCCCCTCAACTCCATCTGGCCGAAGCCCACTTCCCGTCGCAAGAAAACAACAAAAAATATTTCAAAATGTTGCAGATTAACAACCGCAAAACGATTGCAAATCACTATCCTTTCAATCGTGGCATCCCGCCACAATTCGAAGGAGCACAAAATGGCATCACGCAAATTCCGGGTTGATCATTCAAACCCAGACACGATCGCATGGCGCGACTCCGTGACCAACACCGCCCACGTTGTCTGCAACATCGCGCCCTACATCGACGCGGTTTCGGATTCCACGTTCCGCGAAGCCATCATCGCGGCAATTCGGAACGGCATTACCCAGTACGTCCAAGATGCGGGCGCTCTTCCCGCCGGATCATCCGTCGCCCAACGGGTCGCCGAGATGCGGGAGAAGGTCCTCACCGTTGAATCCGGCAACTATCGACTCGGCCAACGCGGCGGAATGGTTGACTCCGACGTTTTCGCCATCATGGTCGAACTAGGGATGATCAAGGGCGGCGATACACCGGAAAACCGGGCGAAATGGCGCGATGCGAAAAAATCGCAGCGCGATGTATTCCGCCGCCATCCGGCTGTTGCCGAATTGCTGGCCGAACGTGCGCGCGACGATGGCAGCGCCGATGCGGCCGTCAATTCGATCTTCGGCGACTAGCATAATCCATGCCTTCGAGGGACGGTTCGCCGTCCCTTATTTTTGCCAGTGGGATGGAATGATTCGCATTCGCAGCCGACAGTCGATTCTCGCATGCGAACCACTGGCTATTGCGACCATGATGCAGCCGCAAACGAGAATCATTCCGCCGCCGCTGTCGATTCGGCAGTGCAATGCAAAAACTTTGCCGGGGGGACTTCCCCGGCAGCCCCTATGATGATGTTGACCTTTACGGGGAGTACGTTCAACTGGGTTGACGTTTGCGGGGAGTATGTCACACTGGACGCCTTACTTCCCCTACCCAGGCTGCCATGCGCAAGGAGCTCAAGGAATTACAGGAAATCCAAGAGGAGGTGGGGATTCCAGCCGCCGATGCCGCAATTTCAGCCATAATGGAAAACCCCTACCGGCAAAATGGGTTCTCCGCTCCCCCTCGCGTCCAGATTAAGAAGATCACCTACACGCATGACGCGATGATTGATAAGCTGATTGAAGATCCGAGCATGTCGCAGGCGGCGCTTGCGCGGCATTTTGGCTACACACAGTCGTGGATCTCGCAAATCCTCAACTCGGACGCCTTTAGGGAAAGGCTGGCCGAGCGCAAGGATGCCGTTATTGACCCGGTTTTGCGACTTTCCGTCGAAGAACGGATCCGCGGCATGGTGGACCAGGCGACGCAGGTCATCATGCGGAAGCTGGAAGAGGCGCCAAACGCCTCCGTGGCGATTAAGGCACTGACGGCGGGCTCTCAGGCCTTGGGAATGGGGCAGAGAGGCTTCGGGGCGGCGGTTGTGCAGAATAATTATATTGCAGTCGTGCCGCCGACCGCCAAATCTGCCGCCGAATGGGCCAACCAGTACAAACCTGAGCCCCTCACGATCGAAGCGCCGTCGACCGTAGGTCGTGGGGAGTCGCGTGGGGAGTCGGATGTCGAAAAATGAGCCCAACGTAATATGGAAGCCGCAGCCGGGGCCTCAGGAAGCCTTGATTGCCTGTCCGATTTTTGAGGTCTTCTACGGCGGAGCCCGCGGCGGTGGGAAGACTGATGGTTCGATCGGCGACTGGCTTAGCCATTCGGGTCAGTACGGGGAAGGAGCTGTCGGCGTCTTTTTTCGACGCACTTTTAAGCAACTTTCCGACGTTATTGCCAGGACGAGGGAGCTTTACCCGAAAATTGGCGCAAGATGGAATGAAGAACGCTCGGAATGGACCATGCCGCGAGGCGGGCGGCTGCTCTTTCGGTACCTTGAGCGGGATAAAGACGCAGAGAACTACCAAGGGCACAATTACACCCGCGTCTACTTCGAGGAAATTACCAATTTTCCGTCTCCCGATCCTGTTGATAAGCTTCGAGCGACGCTTCGGTCAACTCGCGGCGTGCCAGTCGGAATGCGACTCACCGGAAACCCCGGAGGGCCAGGGCACTCGTGGGTTAAAAAGCGTTACATAGACCCGCACCCCGCCGGGTATAAGGTTCTCGTCGATCAGTTCAAAAATCCCTTCAATGGGAAAATAATTGACCTTGAACGGGTCTTTATTCCAGCGAAATTGTCCGATAACCTCCTCTTAATGGAGAATCAGCCCACTTATGTCGCTCAACTTCAACAAACAGGATCGAAGCAGCTTGTTGATGCTTGGCTCAAGGGCCTCTGGGACATCATCGACGGCGCCTTCTTCGACGAATTTGAACCAGCCAAACATATCCTGCCGTTTGAGTTTATCAACAGAGTCCCGCCGCACAGTCTGGTCTTTCGTGCTTTTGACTGGGGATACGCCAGGCCTTTTTCTTGCGGATGGTACGCCGTTTCTGATGGATCGTGGGGACTCCCCAGAAACTCTCTTCTTAAGATTCAAGAATGGTATGGATGCACTGGAAAGCCTAATGAAGGTATGCGACTCGATGCGCCTCTCGTTGGGCAAGGTGTTAGAGCAAAAGATCTTGAACTCCAAGACCAATATGGGCTTAGAGTCAAATATGGAGCAGCTGACCCTTCCATTTTCATCCGAGACGGCGGCCCTTCAATAGCCGAACAAATGGCCGGCACGGGCTGTATTTGGTACCGGGCCGACAATAAGAGGATTCCGGGCTGGGCGCAGATGCACGCCCGCCTAAAGGGGAATGAAGATGGCCCTGGTTTATATTTCCTCGAAACATGCCAAGACACTATACGGACGCTTCCTCTACTCCAGCACGACCAAAGGAATGCGGAAGATTTGGATACGGAGGGGGAGGATCACTGCGCGGACGAAACTCGTTACGCGTGCATGAGTCGGCCGTGGGTCCTTGACGCCGCCGTCCCACAGGGCATAAGCTTCCCGAAGTTGCCAGGTCAGATGACCTTCAACGACTTGCTCCAGGCGAATCGTAGAAAGCGCCTGGAATCACAAGGCGAGCTCTGGTGAAAACAGCAAAAGAATGGAATACCGCCCTTCAGGATCGGCGGAAGGCCCTCTACGAGAAGTGGGGGAAGGATGCCGCCGAGGTCGTCTGCATTTACGAGGCAGACGACGCGGAGAAGGTTCCATTCAACATCCTGTACTCGAACACCGAGACTCTCCTTCCAGCACTCTATAATTCAACGCCGCGGCCTGAGGTCTCGGCTCGCTATTCTTCCAGCACTCGCGACCGCCGTCTAGACGCCGCTGTCGCCCAAACGGCGGAGCGCGTTCTTGAATACACGGCTGATACGAATTCTGGCAAGTATGAGTCGTTCGACGCGGCGACGCGTGATGCAGTTTTGCAGGCGTTGGTACCTGGCCAAGGCGAAACGCGTGTTAACTTCAAGGATTATGAAGGAGTGCAGGAGATCTGCATCGAAAGCGTAGCCTATGATAGGTTTCTCTGGGCTTACGCGAGGAAGTGGGAACACGTTTCCTGGGTGGCCTACGGTCACGATTTGAACAAGGTTGATTTCGAGCGAGATTTCCCCGCTTTCACTCGGAAAGACGAATATAAGAAAGTTGATTGGAAAGCTCTGGCGGAAAAGGCGCAGGAAAATAAGGGAATTTGGGATCCTGACCCGCTGGAGAAGGATAAAAAGAAGGAACCAACGCTTTTGGTTTGGGAAGTTTGGTCAGCGGATGACCAGCAGATAGTTTTCCTCTGCGACGAGTTTGAAGAGGAGTTCCTGAAGGAAGAGAAGTATCCCTTCAATCTGACCTCCCGCTTTCCGTCGCCGAAGCCACTGACTTTTCTAAAGCGGGTCAATAATCTGACTCCGCGGCCGCTCTACGCCGAATACCAGACTCAGGCGGAAGAACTCAATGACATCACGCGCCGGCTTAAGCGCATTGTCAAGGCAATTCGGGTACGCGGTATTTACCACCCGGCGCTGTCCGTCCTTGGCGAACTCCTGTCGAAGGACAGCGAAAATGCGTTGGAGCCCGCCGAACAGGCGCAGGCACTAGCCGACGCCGGCGGCCTGGACAAATTCATCTGGATGATGCCTGTCGAG